GAGTTCATCGTTGAGGTAATAGTACTTTGTACCATCGGAATCAATGACAGCAGGGCCATCTGTGTGGTGGAACTTACCGTTTTGGTACCAAGCTTGGTAGCCATCGGAATTGGTGACTGCAGGTCCATCTACCCTGTGCAATTGTCCATTCTCGTAGTGCCTAACTGTCCCATACTCATCCGTAACAATCTTCGTAGTCATGACTTTCTCCTTGTATGTCACTTTGTAGGCCAGCTTTCGCTGGCCTTATGCAGCCTCTGTGGCTATTTCTGATTGTCTTTGCTTATCTTTCCATATGGGAGAAAAGCTTGGGGTTTTGCTTGTTGAGGGTGACTTATTGCTTGAAATCTTTTATATTGTTTGCCATAATGAGGAATATATACTCTCCCCATGGAGACTCGTGTTAATCTCAGAATGAGGCAAATATGGCAAAGAACTCCAGAGGCCGGCCCTCCAAGATACTGTTTACTATCCGATTCCAGGATGTCTCTGATTATCTCAATGTTCCTGTAAGGACTCTCTATCGGATGAAGGAAAGAGGACATCTCTCTGTAGAGGGGAGCCTTGAAGAGTTCTTGGATTGTCTGTTGAGGCTACGCTTTGAAAAGAAGCTGAAGGAGCTATTGTGAAGGGGCTCATAGAGTGAATTGTTGTGGAAGAAGTTTGTTTATTCGCCGCGAACTTCCAACACTGCGTACACGCTCAAACAGATGATGAACACTACTGCATGATTGACTACACACAGTCTGAATTCTGGTGTAACAGTGTAGAGGATGGTGCTTACCATTGTTGACCATCCTGAATATGTCATCAGGATCAGCATTGCGTTCTTGAATTCTTCCATTGTTTCTCCAGTATTCTTTAAGCGGCGGGCCCTTGAAAGCCCGCCTACTTATTGCTTGGGATGGTCATTCCTTCTTTTTCCCGAACGATAGAAACTACCATATCGGCCAAAAAGACTCAAATGCCATAGCGGTGGACACTTGTGATTCACTCTTCGAGCTGTTCACACTTCTCTTCCAGGTCGGAAGGATAGATGTGCTCCAAGTAGGCTCCTGCAAAGAGGCTTGGACCACCAATGCAGATCCAGCAGATGAGGAAAAGGAAGAAATAGTCACCAGTGCCGTATTTCGAGTTGTTGTTGTCCCAGACATTCTTCATAAAGGCTTTGAAGGCCATGAAGAACAATGCGATGATTGCGAGAAGACCGAGGATTTCGAGTGGGTTCATTGTTTTCCCTTATAGCAGTTCATGAAGATAGCCCCACTCTTGTGGGGCATTCTCTCGGGCGCGAAACCAAACATTCTTCTTACAAGCCTACAAAGGCAGCTCTCTTACTTCCCTGAAGTAGACTCCATGTTGATGAAGTAGGTCTGCCAATACCATTGGATGATGTGTACCATGTCCCCAATACCTGACAGCAGACAGGTTGTCTCCGAGTGCCGTGACTGTAGGACCTTTGGTTCCAGTCATCTCTTCGAATGAAGTGAGCTTGTCAACACAGCTTTGTGCATCTTGGGGATGCACGTTTACTCTGATACGATAGCGTCTCATTCCTGACATGTGCAGACTCCGTCTTGGTAGGAGAGCATTTCTTGGCCGCAGGTTACACCGCAGTTCTTCAGGCTGGATGCATTGGTGGTCGTTACGATGGCAGCCAGCAGACCGAGAAGAGCAGTGAGACAGGCAAGGGTGATGATTGAGATCCCGATGTTGTCCTTGCCAATTGCGTTGATGAAGCTGGTCATTTGGTTGGTTCTCTTTTGCGTTGGTTTTAGATGGCAGGCCTACCTGGACTTGAACCAGGGATAAAAGTTTAGAAGACTTTTGTGATATCCGCTTCACTATAGGCCCGAAGTCATAAGGAAGCCCCGCTTTCGCGGGGCTTATGGCCTTTTATTCCTTGTGAGGCCAGGCGGCGATGGCAAGAAAGACAATGACCAGAATCCAGAAGTCCATGAGAGCTCCTCAGCTACCAGGTGAAGCCTTTGACTCCATTGTCGAGCTGTACCACTCTCCACTTCTTCTTGTCAGCGTAGAGGAGGCTCTGGAGCTCTCTGAAGAACCTGTAGGCGAGCTTGTGGTGCTTGCGATACCAGATGTTCTTGAAGAGGATGATGCTGCCTTCTGGAAGCAGGTTGAGTTGGTTGAGGAGGTCTTTTACTTGCGCGGCCCTCTTCAGTTGCTCTGCCCTGCTTTCCGCCGCCGCGACTACGAACTCCCTCTTGCCATTGTACTGGCCCCACTGGAAGACTCGCCCCCAGAACTCCAGGGCATTGTCTTCATTGCCTCGGGAACCGGGGATGTAGACTCCTGCTGAATGGAGTCGCTGGTTGACAGACATTGCTCACCTCACTTGAGCCTCTTGATTTCTTCGTAGCTGATGATGGATTCTCCAGGACCGAGCTGTGCCTCGAAGACTTGGAGAGCTTCGTCGAGAGTTTCGACCTCTCCAACGATGTGATAGAGATGTCCAGGCACTATCCAGTTGCGCAGGCGGACCTTGGCGTGGATGTAGTAGGTCATGTCTCGTCCTTTTCTGCCATCAAGAGACCAATCGCGTTGTTGAGGTGGCATGGGTCCATTTGACTATGGATGTAGTAGAAGTTGTTGCGACTGGCGACGACTTCAGAGGTTTCCGTGCAGTATTGCACGAAGTCTTTTGGAGCTCCGTAACCGAGGTCTCTGAGGCACCCGTTGACCATGAAGTGTATCATGCGGAGTAGCATTTCATCCTCAGTGAGACGATGAAGAATGAGTCCGCCGTCCACGGAGATAGGCTCGTAGGTAGTCTTCATGTGGGTCCCTGGCTTGTTGAGATGTGGTGAGGGCGGTAGGATTCGAACCTACGGTGGACTTTCGTCGTCAGCTTAAAAGGCTGGTCCTCTCGGCCAACTGAGGGACGCCCCATATTTCTTCATAATACAAGGCCCCCTGCGGGGGCCCTGCTTCAAGCTCTACTTGTACGTGTAGAACGCCTGGCTGGTCTCCAGGACCACCATGTTGCGGTTGATTGCTCGGCTGAGCACGTCCTGACGCTGGTCGTCCACGTTCCTTCCACCGCCCTTGACGGCAGAACCCATCTGCTTGAGGCCACAGAGCCTGATGTAGTAGTTGGCGCTGATGGGGCAGTCGCGGTTCTTGATGGCGAGCCAACCCAAGCCCCCGACCTTCTTGGTGAAGCGGGAGTCGAAGTTGGTGTTGTAGCTGGTGATGCTGAGCACGGAAACCTCCTGTGCAGTGTTCATAAGGGAGGGCCCCTTGAAGGGGCCCCATCTGACTATCTCACGTGCATTGGAGGCTCGTAGGCCCACAGAGACCTTCCAGTGTGCTCGTACCAACAGAACTCCAGGTTGCGGAGGTACTCGTCGTCATCGATATCAGCATTGATGACGCAGGCTTCTCCGGAGATGTAGGCAGCAGAGCCGTTTGGAGCCGCCGTGGAAGATGCGGAGTACCAGAACCTCGGCATGTAGTCGGCAGGACGCATACCAGAAGCGTACAACTGATAGCCAACCATGCCAAGGCCCGTGATGAGGAAGAACACGATGAGGATGTTTTCCAGGAAGCGATTCATTGCAGACCTCTTGTGGAAGTGATTCATTGAAAAGGGAGCCCAAAAGGGCTCCCTACCAGAAGCATTCTCCCTGGAATCAGGGTTACTGGCTCCTGGATTTCTCTTCAACAATGACCACAGATTGTTAGGCAGTAGAACCCTCTTTGTGCAAGTATTCGTGATGTCATTCACGATAGCTGGTTGGGTGCAATCACGTTCCTGACTCTCAACCTATTGGTGTAGGCTTTCTCACACATTGACCTTTGACTTGGCTGTATGAGTTGTCGTTCCAGAGCACCAACTCTGGTAATGGTCATAGAGTAGCCCGGTCTCTGACCGGGCCGCCCTTCCAAATTCTTTCTTTACTCGCCCACAAAAACAATCCCCTCAACCAATCAAACAAGAGACAGGAGGCAGTCTCTTCAGAAAGGATGAGAGGAATGAGTCTATGCAGGTTCTTCTGCCATCTTCTGTGCACGTTCCCATGCCATCTTGAAGGCATCGTAAGAGCCATGACTGATGACCCCGATACCCACCAAGAACAGCACTGGTACCAGAACCATCCATGCGAAGACCTGCAGCAACTCCAGGAGTGGAGTCCACTTGAAGGTGATGAAGAGGATGGCAGCTCCGACCAGGAACTTGCCCCACCAGGGGCACTGATTGTACAGCTCTTTGAGCTTTTTCATGGTTTCTCCTTGGAGATTGTTCATAGAGGAGGGCAGGCTCTGCCTGCCAGCAGTGGCACGGCCTTTGTTCGAGTTTCTCCGATATCGCGGAGTCATAGGTGGGGCTGTGTGTAGGGGTGTGAGCGGAGGCCATTAAAAAAGAAGGAGGCCCCCGAAGGGGCCTCCTCGCTCAGTCTCTGTCTACCTCGTGTGCTTGTTGATGGCAGTACACAAGCGACCGGCACCGTTCATCATTGCCTTGCTCGGCTTGGCCCGAGCACGACGCACTGCGATGGCACTCACCAGACTCTTGCAGTCCGGGCACTCCAGGAACTGGACACCAGTCTCCTCGTAGTGCTTCATGGGCTCTGGGAGGCTGACACTCGTCCCCTCGATTCTGCCATAGGGCCCGTACATCAGGCTGCTGAGCACCTCGTGGATGTCCTTGAACACAGGCTTACCGTGCTCGTCGGTCTCCTTGAGGAGCATGTCTGCCATGCTCTCGACAGCCTTGACTCGTTCAGGAGTCATGTAGTCACACCCAGCGTTGACCTGGATGATTCCCAGCTTGTCGAGGACGGGGGATCCTTCCCAGGCCACTGCTCGGAAGGCACGCTTGATGTGACGCTCGGACAGCTCCTTGTGGGAGCCATACTCACGACTCAGGCTCATCTCTGTTGACCAGATGGTCAGCAGCTCTTCCCAGGTGAGGTTCTTGAGGCAGTTCCTCAGCTCGACTCGGCAGGCCTCGATGTCACCGTTCCTCTGGTCAGGTTCGAGAGCAGAGCGCATGATGCGTCCCACATTCTCACCATACGTCCTGAGGCCAGACTTCTCGTACAGGCCAGGCTCACCATTGACACCACGCTGGTAGGTAGACTCGGGCAGGGCCATCCTGGGCTCTTCCTTCAGGCCCGCGTACAACAGCACTTCCAGATTCACCGAGAGCTGCTCCGGCATGTTGTCCTTCTTCCAGTCCTGGAACATACCCCAAGCTTCCCAGGAGCAGTAGTGCACGAGGTTCTGGTTCTCGCCAGTGTACTCCGTACCTACCCAGCCATTGGGATTGATGCGCTTGGAGCGCTCCTGCCAGGTGTTGGTGTGCTTCCAGGACATGCCCACTGGCCTGCCCTTGTCGTCAGTACCCACGACGTAGCCCAGCTCAGCAGCGGTCCTCTTGACCCACCAGCTGAACTTGCCAGGGATGAACCCGCCATACTCATCGACATACCAGCTCTCTGGGCCCATGACCATGGAGCGCTTGGTCGAGCCATCCTCTGCAGTAGAATCGTACTTCCAGCAGCAGCAGGTCTTGCCATTACGTTCGTACTCTTCCACCACTCTCCAGTTGGCCCCGATCATTGCCTTGTCCATGTTGGTGAACAGTGGGTTGCGCTTGAGCTGATCGATGAACTCCTGGTTGAGGCACATTGCTGCCATCATTGGCATGGTCTCATCCAGAGCCAGGAACATTGCGCAGGCATTCGTCGCCATGCCCACTGGTCCCTGTCCGTCCACGGCGATCAGCTTGACTCCATCCCAGCTCTTGGTCGGGATCTTGTCCAGGTGACCGTCCGTGTTCTTCTTGGGCTCGATGAGGTACACATCTTCAGGCTTGCCCAGCAGCGGGATGCGAGACTCGTAGAACCTGATCATTTCTGGATCCCAGGAGCACGCCACTCCATCACCGTCGTCGTCACCCATGAGCAGATGCTCCATGTCCATTGGGTTCATGAAGATGGTGTTGGACGGGACGATGTAGTCGGTCCTGCCTTTGATCAGCATGTGGCTGAAGGCCTCCACGATCTCTGCTTCCATCAAGCAGGCTGGCTGCAGGCCGGGAGCACGGGTGATGGCAAGTCTGTCTCCCACCCTGTACCTCCGCTTGCCATTGATCTTCATGGCTGCCATGACGACCTCACCGGGCTCCAGGCTGTTGTCCATCACGACCACGGGAGCCTCGCACATGATGCCTGCACCCTGCTGGATGTGGTAGAGCTGACGCCCCAGTTCATCCATCAGTTGTTCTGACACCTGAGGTACGGTCTTGGGATCGACACCCAGCTTGTCGCAGATGGCACAGACCATGCCGAGGTTCTCGTCGCGCTTCATGACGATTTCCATGAGCTCATCCATGGTGAGCTTCTCGAAAGCCTCCTCCACCCTGGTCTTGATGAACGCCTGGTTCTCCGGGGAGTTCTCAGCGAACTGCAGGGCTTGGAAGTTCAGCTTCTGCTGGCGTGGCTTGGTCCAGGTCTGCATGATGCCCAGATGCAGCTTGATATTGGCCGTGAGACCGTTGGCATGCAGCTTCTTGGCGTCAGCCTTCCTGGTTCCCTTGATCTGCAGTGGGTCGATCCAGATGGCAGGCTTTCCGCTCTTGTCGACGCAGCGCTCATCACACACCAGGATGCCCTTCACGAAGACCTCACGGCCCAGGTTGAAGGCTCGGATCTGCACGACGTTCCGCTTGTGACGCGGGATGCCCAGCGCTTCCCAGATGTCGTGTTCCGGATGGATGCAGCCACAGCCGTCACTGCCAGCAGCCTCTCCCATCCAGTTCTCACGAGTCTTGATGATGCAGTCGTAGTCATCGATGTGCACCATGGGTCCACACAAACCGCTGACGTAGGCACGGAAGTCTACGGCCACCGGGAAGATGTCGGACAGCACCCTGACGACCTCCTTCTTGATGGCCCACTTGCCCTTGACCAGGATGTAGCCAGCCTTGTGAACGGGAGACCAGAAGTCAGCCGGGATGTCAGGCTGAGAGCCATCCTCTTCCAGCGGCAGGTTGTTCTGGAACCGGATCACGGGCAGGTCGTACTTCTTGCCCCAGTAGTGGGTGATGAGACCCACGGGGCCGTTGCTCACCACGTAGCCAGCCTTGAGACGCTCGGTGTTCCCTTTGGCGGGCTTGTAGATATTCACGATCGGCATGCTCCTCCAGCCCTCTGCCTTGGCCCTGGTACGAGCCACACTCTTCAGGCTAGTGGTGAGGTCGTCGTATTCCTGCAGCTCATCCTCGGGGCTCTTCCCCAGCATCAGTTCCACGAACAGGTCAGCGTACTCACTGATCTTGGTCTCGACGGTGACGAGCTTGCTCGCCAGGTACTGGGCAGCCCAGCAGGTGGTGTTGTCCATTTGTGCCTCCTTGGCGTTGTTGGACGGGTTGTCGTTGAGGTAGCTCTTGATGTAGATTTCGTTAGGCCTTGGACCCAGAGGGGCCATGCCCATGACTGTCTCGAAGTCGCCATCGCCCCGCAGATGGTAGTAGTAGGACCACTCGTCACAGGCTCGACAGTGGACATGACCATCTTCGCAAGCGGTATGCACCAGGAACCCATCTCCGTGGGTCGGGCAGTTTTCACTGTGGTCGATGTCGTTGAGTTCGCAGCACTTACAGTGGCTTCCCCCATAGGGGTTGCCCATGATGCAGGTGTTGGCAGTGTCGGTGATAGCCATGATTGCCTCCTAAGCATATGGCTTGTTGATGGTCGTCTCCATACAGAGTGTAGGGATTGGACCATTAAAAAAGAAGGAGCCCGCCCCCGAAGGGGCGGGCTATCATGAACACGAGCTACTCAGGCAGCATGTTCACCAGCAGTGCAGCCAGTTGACGCATCTCTGCTGACACGGCCTTGTTGCAGGGTCCTTGGAGTTGATGGATCTTGCCTCTCGTGGCATGGAGGCTCGCCTTCTCACCATCTGCTCTCCTCAGATGCCAGAGGGTCTCCATCCTCCCATCGTACATGAGATTGTTGATGCAGTTGTTCCAGTAGCCACCGATGCAATGATGCATCTCTTGGCCTTCCTCCCAGCTCCGAAGTTCTGAGCCGATGAGCTCACATCCTTCAGGCCACTGCATCTGCTTCATGGCTTCGATCTTGGCTTCATACTTGGTCCGAGCTTCTGCCAGTTTCTTGTTTCTGTTGTCTGCGATCTCTTTGTACCGCTGTTGTCGGATCTCTACGACTCTGTTGTTCTCTTCAACCAGTCTGTCATGGATTGCCATGAGCTGAGTCCTGGTGAGTCGTTGCTGTGTCCACTCTGGCCTCTCACAGAGGCCCCGCCTGCGATGCATCCGGACAGTGTCTCTGTACTCCTGCAGCAGCCCCTTCCGCCCATAGTACTGGAGATGGGGGTGGCTCCCGACCAAGGCTGGATCACGCGAGACCATCTGGATATAGAGAGTCAGGCTGTCTTGACTCATGGGCTCTCTGACCCGAAGGCCAATCGCAGCATTCCTTCCATGTGCGCTCATCTTCAACAAGTTGTTCCTGATCTGGGCAGGAGTGCCAGGCTTGAGGCGGCGAAGGATGGCCTTGTCCTTCAGCCCCTTCACCATCAGCTTGGCGCAATGCTTGCGGCTCCTCCATCCGCTATTCAAGACGAGTCTGAGGGTATTGCCAGTGTTTGTAATCCACTGATATGCTGGGTGCCTACCGTTGGCCAGCAGCCAGTCGAGTCCAGCCCGACCCTGGAAGTTGAGAACGACAATCGCAGACTTGGAGATAATTGTGAACCCTTTCTCCTTCAGCTCCTCCAGGAGCTTCTTGGTCTTGCTGTTCTCCAACGCCTGCTGGTAGAGCCAGGCGTAGTGCCTGTAGAGGGCTGCGTTGGGGTCTCGCATCACGGCGCCCCAGGACTTGAACCCGAGGGTCTTGGTGACGATATGGATGGGGTTCGTGACCTCAGACTCGTCTTGGCGCAGTTCCTGTGCACCGAGGTAGTCGAACATGTCCAAAGGATTCCAGTGCATCTTGTTCTGCATGAAGTGCCAGCGTCCCTGGTAGTCTCCGTCGAAGATGATCCAGGTCTTCCTGGTCTTGCAGTTGCTGTGGAAGCAGAAGCCTCCACCGTTGGTGCAGATGTCAGAGAGGGTGCGAGTGAATGACATGATAGTACCTCCTACATGTCTTGTGTATGGCAGTATTGCCACTAAAAAAGAAGGCGGGGCCCCGAAGGGCCCCTCAGTCTCAGTCGCTTCTCTTGGCATGGTATGTCTCATGCCTTCTCATGTCTGTCAGGTATGGCTTCAGCAGTGCCTTCATGGAGCGCTGCTTCCACCTTGTCCCACAGACTTCACACTCGTAGTACAGCCACTTCCTGCCAGTCTTCACCAGCTTGAAGTGACCACTACACCCGCAGGTCATGACTGCCAGACTTCTAGGATCTCATCGATCTCTTCCTGACTGAGGCCTTGCTCTTCGCAGTAGATCTGAACCAAATCGGTAGCCAGTCTGAAGTCGAGGAAGAAGTAGTCATCTGACATGTGCGCATATTGCTCAACCTCGTAGGTTTCGCAATAGGTTCCGTCAGGCCACACGAACAGTCCGTCGTTTGTAGGCTCCGGCGTGTAGGCTTCTTTGACGAAGATCTCCTTGGCCCTCTCGTACCACTTGTGACACAGGTGACTGAACCACGTGCCGAGGCTGACACCGAGGAGGGCACCGAAGATGCCGAGGATGATCGCGATGATGATGGGAAGGTCCATCTTGTTTCTCCTTGTATGGACGGAAGTGTCCGCTAAAAAAGAAGAAGCGGGCCCCGAAGGGCCCGCTCAACTCTCTGTCGCTCTACGCAGCCAGACGTGCCTTCCGCCTGATCTGGACCACGGTCTTACCATGATGCCAGTTGTCGCTGCCGAAGATCGAGGCCCTCAGTCCGAAGTCCTCCACCATCTGCATCACGACTTGCTTGTCACTCTGCTGCAGGAGCTGGCTGACGAAGCACCTGACAGGATCTGCCTTGATCTGGTTCTTCAGAGTCCGGGCGAGATCCATGGCCTTCTCGTACTTGCCATACTTGTCCTGCTGCGCAGCACAGTTGACGTTCTCATCCAGCTCGTGGTGCTGGCCAGTGAACAGGACGGACTTCTTGACCCAGTTGCCAGTTCCCATGGCCTGGTCGAGTTCTTCCTGACTGACGTTGTCGTACCAGAAGCTGTCATCCATGGCGTGGTCTGGAACTTCTTCCATGCTGTACACGTACAGTGGCTGGTCGTAGTCTTCCATGCCCTCCAGGTCCATGTCCATAACGAGGCCCAGCATGTCTTCCGAGATGCTCTCACTCGTGGTGCTGACGTTGGGCTCGAAGTGGAAGCGTACTTGCCGTGGCTGGACGCAGTTGGTGAGGAAGCCCACCAGGAAGGGCATGCTGATCATGCTGATGATGGCGAAGTAGATGGCGAAGACGCCACCGTTGAAGGTATTGGCGAGGGTGATGTAGTCCATGATTCCTCCTGTGGATTTGGACTGTTGGTGTCGTAGCTGTCTCTCTGCTGTGGGTGCTGCACCTATCCCAGCTTGGTCTCTCCTGCGGTTTGATCCACTGGATAACCGGGTGCTTCTGTAGTATGAAAGAGCGGTATGTTTAGGCTCGTCCTCACGAGTGCTCTATATAGCCGCTATGCCATAGAGCCGAACGCTCCCCATGGAGCAACCCTTCGATTCCGGGCCAGAACCCTGGTAGCCCCAGGTGGCAGCTCCTGTCCTGTGGAGCCAAGGTCTAAGTGTTGGTTACTACCCGTTCACACACGGGGTCACATGGAGTGATGGTGTCTACTGTTCTCCTACTCGCTCTCACTCAGAGCCAGCCTGTATTGCTACTCTTGGACACAGACGTCCTCACTTGGGTCTTGCCAAGACAACGTACCTACTACACGGCCCTTTTCTGATAGCAAGCCATCAGGCCCTTACTGCAGGCGGGCCTACAGACCATGGTTGGGTACAGCACTACCTCTCTACCTATCCCTGGTAGACTCAGGGGATAGAGTGTATTGGCCTTACCATCAGCCAATACATGGGGGTTGGACCCACGATAGTCCCTGCACATACGAGTATATGCAGAGGTATGCTCACCACTATGGGCTTGCATACGCATACAGGTCAGTTTCGTGTCATGACCAGGACTGCGAGGGCTTTCGCTGTGTCATACCATGTGGTATGTGTTGCCACTAAATAAAAAGGAGAACCCCTCCGAAGAGGGGTTCTCGGTAGTCTCAATGACTGTGATTGATGTGGACAGAGGAATGAGGCTTGGCAACCTTCTTGCCACTACGCTTGGCCTTCTTGCGAAGACGCTTGGCGATGGTCCACTGTCTGGTCTTCTGCTTGCGCTTCATGACTTCTCCTTTTGTGGGGGTGGGCACCGAACGGCAGGGTATCCACCATTTCTACCCAATCAATACCAGGTCTACATCCTCTATTTTTCATTCTCGTCCAGTCTTCTCTTCCTTGTTTTCCATATACATATATACCTTTTCCATCTCCTCTCTCTTTTCTATCTTGTTTCTCTCCCCAAAAATATATTTTTCCTAAATCCGTCCCTATATGGGTTTTTTGCTATAATACCCTTGCCCTTTTCCAAAAATGTTTTTGCAATGGAGTTTTCTCTTGAATTCGGAAGAACTTTACTCGTTTTCTCTTGATTTCAACGAATTTGTAAAATCTTCTAGACAATTGGACGCATTCCATTGGTATAGATACAAATATTTCGTTGACAACTCGAACTTTGACGACCCAAAGAAAGAATGTAGATACGTCATCAAGACGAAGCAACTCGGTGAAGATCAGAAGTCGCAGTTGAAGCAAGAGTTGAAAACATGCAAGGATCTACTGGAATCACTGTTGGAGAGGATAGAAGATGAGTAGTCGAGAGATGATCCAGCGCGAGAAACTACAAACCCTCCAGAAGATGGAGAGCCAAGAAGAAGCAATCCAAGAGATTACCAAACTGGAGCCTGAGTATCAGGGCTACCTGGATAGACTGAGTTCGAAACAGCGCCGGCGAGCACAGTCTTCCATCACTGCCATGCGTACCGGCCTACACTCCATTGCACCCTTGGTATGTGGTGGACCTGGAAGGTGCTTGTTCTTTGACAGATGCCCGATCCCAGAGGTAGATCCCATCACTGGTGAAGTAGACAACGGTCCTATTGAACACTATCCCATTCATCGCGGCTGCATCATGGAAAAGATGTACATGTCACAGAAGGTGGTTGAATATGTTCAACACTTGGACGTGAACCCAAACAACCCCATCGAGATGGCTATTGCAAATGACCTGGCCATCATTGACCTGTATAAGTACAGGGCTGTAGCCATCCTCTCTTCTGGAGACAAGGACGGACATGGTCAGGACTTCATGCGAATGGACATAGTCGGATTCAACGAAGAGACTGGTGATGCGGCCTACACCACGAACACCCATCCAGCTCTGGAAGTAATAGAGCAGCTGGAGAAGAGGAGAGAACGCTTGATTGACAAGCTGATGGAGACTAGAAAGGCCAAGACGGATCTGGCGATAAAACTGGGACAGGGTACGGAGAGCAACGTCCTGTTGGAAGAGATCAAGAAGTTGAGGGATGCGATCGAGGGCGGCGCGAACGTAGTGGATGCAGAATACGAGGACATCGAACTATTGGATGGAGCTATCTAATGATCACGCCTGAAGAAGTATATGAGTTGATGGGATATGAAGACCCTGATGCATGGATATACAAGAAGGTCGAAGAAAACTGGGAAGAGATGAAGAAGACATATGTCGATGATGGTAGGGAATATCTGTCCTGTCTTTCGGCCAGGTGCCTTCTCGAAGAGCTCGCGAGTGGCAGCGGTAGAACCACCCAGATGATAGTGCATGGGCTGTGCGAGGCCTTCAAGGAAGAATACGTCGTAATCATTGGAGACCCAGATCATGTCCATCATATCCAGAGCCGAGTCAGAAAGATTGCTTGGAAGATAGCCGAATCCACGGGTCGTTATCTTTTCGTCTGTGTTGCTTCTGATGAATCCAGCCTTCCAGGGACGCCCAGCCTTCTTCTCAAAGACCACGCGCTGGAATACCAGGAGCTGTACGGTACAGAATAGACCAGTCTTCCCTCCCGGTGAATCTTGGACCCAATCAAACATCTTCGTTCCGTAACGGCCCCTCTTCAGGGAGGGATCCTGGACATAGAGACTCTTTCTCTCGAAAGAGCTTCCCCTGTTCACGAAGTGGCTTATGCCATCCCCTCCAGAGGGAAGGCCTATCAATGGCTGATGGATCCCACTTATGCTGCGGTGACTCCAGCGAAGGCACAGGACGTACTACAGCTGGCGGTCTCGAATCGGGACGCGCTCTCCAGACTTCCTCTAAAAGAGGCGCTGGGCAGAGAGGTTTTCTGGACGGATGTCATTCGTGTACACGCCCTCATGCGTTCAGGCTCTCTCAGGGGGCCTCAGACGGCTCAGGATCTATCCAAGGCCTTGGGCAAGGGGTCTTACTCCACAATTCAGCAAGCGCTCTCCTCGTCGCTTCCAGGAGGCTCCACGGTAAGAGGAGTATTAGGAGGGTCTGACAAGTGGTTGCTCAGACAGCTGGAGGCTGGGACTTATCCATGGCTGGGTGGAGGCAAGGCTGAAACCCAGAGGATCCCGGGGTATCATTCTGTCAGTAGTCAGAGAAGCTCCATGGAGAAACTCTTTGGTCCGGGGTCTCCCCTCTTGAGAGAGATGAAGCAGAGAGTGACATGGATTCAGAATACGCCGTTCGAGTCCAGCAGAATTGGGGCCTGGCTCAGGATAGCCGAGGGAGAAGGAAAGCAGACTGCTCTGAAAGACACGGTGAGATGGAGGACCACTGCAGGACTGGAGGACTTGTACGTAACTGGGCCGGAGGTAAACAGGGCGAGGGCATTGGCTCAGCTTACTGGAGACTGGTCTGGAGTATGGAAAGCCTATGCAAAGCACTCTGGGCCTGGTGATGTCAGAGACATCATGGACGTCATGAAGGCGAACCAGAGTTACGCAAGGCAGTTGGGATTGCTGAAGACTCGGAACAATCAATACTTTGGCTTGAGTGTGGACTTCGCTACCAGGATCTTCAAGCTGACTGAAAGAGGAGCAAACCTGAAAGGAGCACTGGCTCACAAAGAGGCTCACGTAGCCTTGCTGGATGCTGCCAGGGATGAAGGGTACTTGGTTCAGAGGGCCACCACCATGGCTGCTACCATGAACGAGGTTGCGAAGGGGACCGAAGAGGGTAAAGCCCTGATGAACATGGCTCGACAGAAGCGTGGTCCCATGTTCCAGGCAGTGAAGTTCTTCAGTGCGATGGAGTACTTCCAGAAAGACTTGCAAGAAGCCAACTTGGTCCAGAGGTTAGGTAGGGCGTTTGAGGATTTTGCAACTCAAGGCGTGTCAATGCAGCACGCAGGACACAAGTTGGTTCGGTCTGAGATGGTTTCCAACACTGGACAGAGAACTATAGGACATCTGGGTGTGCCAGGAAAGAGAGAGGCAATATTCGAGGTTGGAGAGCTGCTACAGTTCCTCAAGGGAACTGGACAATACGAAGGTCTGGACATTGATCGTGTGTCTGGCAAGATGATAGAGCAGATGGTGAACAAAGGAGGGCTAAGTTATCAGGATGGGATAGGGAAGGTAATAAATGAAAATTTGTTGAGAGGAGCGGCCAGAGATTATACAGACCAGATCGTAGACAGGAAGATGAGTTTCGCGATCAACAGGATCGCCAATGCTCCTGGAGGAGTGACCGGCTGGTTCGAGAGTCTGGGAGAGGAAGTACCACTTGCAGCGAGGAGGTCGGCTGTCGGGAAGCTTTTCGAGAATGCTTCTTTGAAAAGGGCTGGATGGATGGCGGCTGGGGTCGCTGCAAGCATGGTAGCCGTCGGAACCATGGCGAAGGGATTCAGGGGGCCGCAAAAGTCTACTCCGAGTCTCAGGACCATGGACTACGAGAGCTGGTTGGCATACCAGAGAGAGTTCTCTGGTCAGGAAGACTTCACAGCTCCAGGTAAGGGTAAGGCAGAGGGCGGGATAGCGGCTTCTCTAAGAAGGGCGTTCACTGACTTTGGATCCCCTTACAGGGGGCCATGGAGCTCTCAGAGAGTGCTTGTCGAGCAGGAGTTGTTGAGAGAGAGGGAGAGATACAGGAGGGAGGCGTTCGGAGTGATTCATCATCATCCGGATGTAGGCTTGTTTTCCAGGATCAAGACATTAATGCCTTCCAAGAGAGTCTCTTCTCTGATTACGTCAGGGATAGAGAGAGCTGATCTGAACAAGTACTCTGGAATAAAAGGTGATGGCCTGTTCGAAGTCAATCTCAAGGACGGTGGATGGAAGCTGACTGTAGACGATGCTGACACGATCACGATCCAAAGAGGCAAGCTGTTCGGGGACAGATACTCCTTTAGACTCTCTGGTATAGACGCGCCGGAGACGCGACACGGGAAGCAGGCAGGACAGCCATATTCCCAGGAGGCTACAGAGAAGCTCAAAGCGTTACTTCGAGAGAGAGAGAGCCTGAAGCTGGTCTTCGACCCTCAGAACGTAACGTATGGACGTGCTGTCGGTGTGTTGGTAGCTGATGGACAGAACATCAACATGGAGCTGGTGAGAAGAGGCAAGGTCGCTGCCCTGGCTTACGGCCCAGCTTCTGAACGCATGTTGGATGCAGGGCCCATGGCTTCCTTGGAGAAGAGGGCCAGAGAGGCTGATGCCGGTATGTGGAACGAGCCATTCTGGCAGGCTTACGAGGACACACTGAGAGGGCAGAGACTGACCTTCAACCAGATCGCCTCCATGAGCAGAGTGGCCAAGAGTTCGACAATGACGTCAGCAGTGAGTCTGATGAAGCAGGCCCAGGCTCAGGGGTTCTACTCGAACTATCAGATGACTGCAGCTTCAGAGATAAGTGAGAGAATCAAGACAGCAGGGATAGAGGATGACTACAGATTTCCTCTGCAGCATTCTTCCAGGAATGCGCCCCACAACAACTACATGTTGGAGATGCAGAGTGATCTTGGAAGCTGGATCAAGACCAAAGGCGGGAAGGCTCAGAACAAGTTTTCCCACAAGCAGGGGATAGATAGACTGAACAAGCATCTGTCTCTGGACTCGATGGGTAGTTCTACTTCGGTTTGGAATAGACGTAGGCTGCATGCCTTTGATATATATGGTTCTAGATCAGCCCAAAGGAAGAAAGGTCAAGCTGCCTTGCAGCGAGGCATGAACGAGACAATGTTTGACAGCCCAATCGGGCATCATAGGTGGTAGAGATGGCAGGACCGAGTGCACTAAGAGCAATGCTTTCAGCCGCTGGGAACAGTACTGGGAGTTATCTGTCTCCTGGGATGATGTTTACTGCTGGTTTCTCGGTGCCTGGAGAAGGCGTGTACCACAAGCCTGGTGAGTCCATCTGGCAGTTCGGCAACATGGGTATCAGGAAGGGCCCTGGTGTCATGCCAGACATCATGACGGATGCTCAGCTGTCTGCAACGAAGGTCCACGGTGGGAAGACCATGCAGCAGGCGCTGGCTCCTGGAAGGGCCACTCAGTGGCTCCAAAGACGGGGAAAGGCTGGAGCGATGCTTGGAAAAGCCGCTCCTTTTACTGTCCCTGGACTGGCAGTAGGCATGTCTGGGTACTTTATGTACAAAGGCTACAAGGGTGAGATGGGGGCAAGATCCGGTGTGGCTGGAGCCTGGGACGCTGGCATCATGGATTTGTCTGTGAGTTCTGCGATTATGCGTTTTGGGGCCAAGACTACTGCAGCTGGAGCTGGCGTGATGATGACTCGTGCCCCTGGGCTGCTCAGGATAGCAGGCGTTGGTATGCTGGGTGCATTCCCTGGAGCTTCTGTGGGTCAGGCACTGGCAGGGACTCCTGGCGCGCTCATTGGCGGTTACGCTGGTGGTGCATTGGCCTCTGCTGCGATAGCTCATCCGATCATTGCTGCTGGTGCGGCTGCCACGGTAGGTGGAGCATACATAGTCGGGAAGGGAGCCTACTCCCTGATGAAGACTGGGTATAGGAAGAAGCAGTATCAGAAGAGGATAGACACGGCTGGAGACATGAATGCGTTCATGACCCAGGGTGCAATAACCATGCGGCAGAGAAGCATAGATGCAATGCGCAGGTCGGGTATCCCGGCCAGGCAGGCGATGGGGATGGAGAGTACGTTTGCTCATTCGTCCAGAAACTATTTCAGTACTTATAGACAATTTTAGGAGAAGAGATGATCAAGAATGATACAGAATTCATTTATGCACTGATAGAACTCCAGACCTACTTTTTTCATTGGCCTATGTAAACATGAATCCTCACATCGAACGACATCTTACTGATCTCTATGTCACGAACGAGTATGGGATCACTCATCCGAACCCTTTGGCGAAGCCACACCCAGAGCTGATTGAACACTTCGAACAGGAGTATGGGATCAGGACTGACGTGCACATGACTTGCATTGCCTGTCAGATAAGACAGATGTACAAGTACAAAGACTTCGCGAAGAAGGACGAGAAGCCAAAATTCGATGTAACATGTAATTTCATTCCTAAAGGATTGCCTCCTGGGACAGGCAAGAAGATAAGGCAGATCGCAGCCAAGAATGCGATAGACATCAAGCATGCAAGAAGGGTCGTATTGTCTACGATTGATCCTGTAGCTTGGAGTGAGCTCATGCTGGGCTTTGATGACGATGACCCAGAATGGTTCCTGAGAAGCTATCAGAAAGAGCTGATCAGGTGTACTGGCAAGAGAGTCAGCATGGTGTGGGGGCGCCGCTCAGGAAAAAGTTTCGGGATGGCTATCAAGCTCATCTTTCTGGCTTACAACAAGTTGGTAAAGGCTGGTAGGAACAGTCAGGGAGAGCAGCTATATCGCGGGCCGAAGATTTATGTAATCACGCCTTTCCAGTCGCAGCTCACCAACATTTTCAATGATATTGAGTCTTTGATCAAGAAGAACCCGGAACTTGTATCGATGGTCAAGTCAGGACATGCTGGGAGCCTTTATACCAAGTCCCCCACATACAATTTGGTACTGAGGAATGGAGCAACCATTACAGGCTTTGTCTCCGGTATTGGCGTCAAGAGTGATGGCTCCGGCGGTGGTACGCTCCGTGGTGGTGGCGCAGACTATGTATATCTGGACGAGATGGACATGATCCCTGAAGAGATCCTCTCCAAGGTAATCATTCCAATTCTCCACACCTCCAAAGACGGAAGCATGTATGCTACGTCTACGCCTATTGGCAAGCGAGGGAGATTCTTCCAGTGGACTAATCAGAATCCCAAGTACAAGTCTGACCACTATCCGTCATCAGTACTTCCACACTGGGAATCGATCAAGGAAGAGGCAAGGGAAGAAGCAGGCACTGAAGAGAACTTCATGGCTGAGTACATGGCCATGTTCATCGAGGGTGGCTACGGTGTGTTCAGGCCTTCTCTCATTCATGCTGCAAGAGCAGACTATGAATACGCAGAGACGCAGGCAGAGTCTTATCCATTCTGGTCCAAGAAGATGGGTATACCAGATTTCAAGAACATGTCGATAATGATTGGGATTGACTGGAACAAGAATGCGGGAACAGAGTTCTATGTGATTGGGTATTCCCATTCAACGGGCCGGATAGTGGCTTTGGAGTCACACAACATTTCTACTTCTGAATTCTCTGGCAAGAAGTGGATGGAGGAGGTACTCCGTTTGAATTTCAAATGGAAGCCGTCGTTCATATATGCCGATGAAGGCTGGGGACATCACATCATCGAGGATCTGCAATACCATGCGTCCCAGTTGCGTGGCAGAAAGAAGCTCAGTGAGTTCGAGAAGCAGTCGATTCAATTACTCGATAGGCTCGTGTCTTTCAACTTCTCCAAGAAGGTAGTCTTGAGAAGCCCGATTGACGGTAAGAAGTTCGAGAAGTCTGGGAAGCACTTCCTCGTAGAAAATGCTGTCAGAATTCTGGAGGCTGGAGCTTTCTCCTACCCGGAGAATGATAAGGTGCTTACTGATCAGTTCACGAACTACGTCATTCTCAGACGACATCCGTCCAACAACAAGCCGGTGTATGGTTGCAACAATGACACTATTGGTGATCACAGGCTGGACGCCGTGATGCTGGCTCTCGCTGCTGTATCTTTGGAGTGCTCTGATTTCAGTCCAAGTAATCATGTGAGCTCGTCACTCTCCTTCAAGGCCAGAGGTGATGCTCCTGGGGACTATGTACACCCTATTCAGGAAGCTCACGATTTAATTGAGTCTGCAAAAAGAGCTGGTGTGCCAGCCATTCTGAATGTCTTGGCTCTTAGAAGAGGGAACAATCCGCAAGACGAAGAGCACATAAGAAAGAAATGGGCAGAAGAAGAGAAGGAAGAGCCAGTCGGACGCTTCAAACGCTCACGAGAACGTGGTAAACTCAGGGGCAGCCAACAAAAGGGTGATAATCTTTTGTATGAAACAATGAGCAGTTCTTCTGGAAGGCCATCTTTCGCGAAGTTTAGCGGAAGGAAGAGAAGAGTCGGTTCTGGGAGATCCTCTGGCAGAGGTAACATTCGGAGAGTGAGATGATAAGTTTGATGAAAAACGCACTGAGTGCTGGGGCTGGCATGTGGGGCGGCAAGTCTGCCAAGTTCATGGGAGCTGCTTCTGCCATGGGGAGCTCTGTTGGCTCATTCTTTACCAAGAACAAGATTGGTGCCGGAATAGGCCTGATGGGGATTGGTGGTGTTGCCTCGATGATGACTGGCGGAACCTTCATGTCAGGCGCCCTGATGGGCGGTGCTGGCGCCTTCGCAGGTCGCGGATTGCACAATAGACGAGCTGGCCTTGGGAAATTCGCTTCTGGCGCTCCGAAGGTAGGCAGTCGTATGCAAAACGCCCTGTCTCATTCAGGTTTTACTCGCAGCAGAGCGATGATGGGTGGCGCCGCTCTCGGCGGCGCTATTTTTGGCAATAGGAAGAATTCCCACAAACGTGGATTCAACTCTGGAAGAGGAGCCCGATTCTAAATGCCCCTAAAATTTTACGATGACTCTTACTCAGAGCTGAACACTGATCCACTACGCTTCTCCCTGGATGGGCATAGCGGCGGTTCACACGAAAGGCTCTTCTATCTGAGAAACCACGATCCTGCTGTTTACTATACTAACGTGACAATTCAGCCAGTAACCACTTCCGCATATGATGACAATGGAGAATTCGGAGAGACTGGCTGGGGCGTCAAGGTGATGTATGGAAAGCGTCGGCCTACCGAAGCTGAGTGGGATAGAGTCAGAAGCGGTGATGCCGTAGTGATCCCGGACATTGGCTCGACAGAAGCGGCTGACACATTCACCAACCATCCTATCTGGGTTAGATACTATTGTCCTGGCAACATCTCTGCACAGATCAGGGAAGCTACTCGACTGAAAGTCTCCTACTACATCCGCAATGTTGGTGCTTAGTGAGTTTTCCAGAGAGACAATACAAACCCGAGTTCCGTGAGGTCGAGGCAGAGCTTCGTGGAGGTAAGGCTCGTAAGCCAAGACAGCAGGACATAGCTTCTGTGAAAGACTTGGCGATTGCCATAACTGACGAGAAGAAGCGGACCATAGAGCAGATAGATCAGGTAGAGCCCCAGAAGCCACTGACCCAAGAAGAAGCTGAAGCGATTCAGCAAGACGTGGCGACTTTATTGGACAAAGCAACCAGAGTCAAAAGAAAGGTCGGGTATCTGGCAAAGACAGTAGATGAAGCAGTAGAGGCTTATAATCCTGCAATGACGATCTTCAGGTACGATCTCTCGAAGAGACCCCGGCTGAAGAAGGCAATGAAGGCAATCTTTGGTAGCTCTCGTCCTACAATTAGTTACTCTGATTACCTACAGGCCCTCAGAATAAAGAGAGAGATGGAAGAGAAAGAGGGGAAGGCAGTCTTTGAGGAGGATAACTTCGATGACTAGTTTCCTCAAAGCAGCTATCAGAGGTGAGGAGCCAGATACGGACAACGATCCTGCTGAGCTCGAAGAGATCTATTTGAGACTATTCCCCAAGATTGGCAGAGACTTCGTTCACCGTGATGACCTCATGCATATCTTGCGAACGGTCCTGTCATTCTTGGACGTGGATCCCTATGAGCTTGATTTAGATACTGACTCCATGGCCAGATTGAGAGCAATTGAATATAGGTCTGTATTGGAAAGTGGTGTTTCTGAACAGATATTTGAAGACCTTATCAATCTCGGAGATGTATAGTGGGTAAAAAAGCCGAAGAGCAATACAGGTATCAGTGGGCTTGTCACATCGTGGATGTATATGAGCAGACTGCTATTCGGAAAGGCACACGAGCAGGTGCCATGGTAATGGCCAGGGCTCCGCTCGAAGCTTCACTCCAGGTCTTGGAGAGCTCAGAAAGGATCTTGCAATCTTTCACGAAGACGGCTGTGTCCACAGACAATGGAGAGACATCCAGGAATGCTACATGGTCAGCTCGTTCAGAGTCAGGCTCTGTAGATCTCAGCGGTTGTCAGAGTGTCTTGGATCCTTCTGAGGATTTCACTGGGCTCGAATTGACGAATCCCTCAGTAGGAATTGAGGCCCATGTCGATCCACTTGCACAAGCTGCTGAAGCGTGGAATGATGCTGCTGACAAGCTTGGTCTCGGCGATCTGGATATCGATGTCTCGAAAATGAAGGAGTACATGGAGGAGTGCCTTCAGTGTGACTTCCAGATCGACTTCGATTGGCAGATACAGCCAGTCAATTTGCTCGGGCCCATAAATGATCTTCTGAATGATATTGAAGGCATCGCTGACCAGTTCTCGTCACGGATTGATCCGTTCAACATGCTGAACAACCTGTGTGACACCTTTGAAGGCTTTCGTTTTACCTGCGTACCAGATCTTTTCCAATTGATCATGTCTCTACAGATGCTACTCAAAAAGTACATCATGTTTGGGCTGGACATCAGGATTGACTGGACAGCTATTGCTGGTCCCCTTCTAAAAGTAATTATCGACGCCATTGTTACCTTCCTCCAGCAGATTGTATCAATTCTACTGGCTCCGATTGACTGTGTACTTACCAATCTGAAGTCTGTCGACGAATTACTGAATGAATCAATCAAGACTGCCAATATGAGTATCGCCGCCGGCCAAGCTCTTGGTGACACTTTTGGAAAGGGAGGAATCCCTGGCCTGGCTGGAGAAACCGAGTTGGATGTCTCTGGTTACGTGAATTTAAAGAAAGAAACAGGAGAAGATGACGACAGAGGCTTCGGAAACCTGTTTACGACTGGAAGTAACAGCATCTTCAACTTCGATGCCAGCTCTGGTTCTGGCGCTGAAGGCGCTAATATCCCCATTGGTTTCAGGCTTGGAGCCAATGACACTTTCGATTCAAGAATGAAAGACCCGACCATTAAGTATGCAAGTCCTCTACAGCAGGCAATCATGATGGTTCAGGAAGCCCGAGAATACATGGCCAGTCTGTTTGACAATATTCTCTACTCTTTCAAGAGCTTGAACGCTTTTGTGGCTGGCGGTATTGGCCTTCAGATGAACAATGCTGGTATGATAATGGCTATCCTCGATATGATCTCGCTGATCAAGATGCTTGCAGGACTCCTTGGAAAAGGTGGTGCTGATGACTGGTGCCAGATGATAAAAGACAATCCAGACCTCGTTAGAAGTTACTTCGAGGGCTCATACCCAAACATGGAGATTCTCTCTGGCGGCAAGCTCAGCAATGAGCTCAAACTCAAGGCTGGGCCATGGGAAGGAACCTTGCAGCTTGACAGCAGATGCGCAGGTCAGCGTACTACTGAGCAGCAACAAATGCTGACAGGTTGGATCAGCGACCTTGAGAGGAGCATGAGATAATGCGTGCTGAACTAATCGAGATCTTGGCAGACAGGCTGGCGGGCAAGAGAAGCAGGCCGGCCATGCTAAAGGCCCCTCCACCCAAGAAGGTCAAGGACAAAAAGATCTCTTATACAGAGAGACACAGGGGGAGCTGGCATGATGGCGAATATGATCTTGCAGAAATTCAGATCATTCAGCATACTGATTCATATGTAGCTCGTAGTATTGACCGGAAGCTTCACAGGTTCCTGGTTGCTGGGCATGAGTTTGTCGGCCGAAATTCAAAGTATGTAGAATACATTCGCCAGCGCATCCTTGAAATGGAGCTGGCTACAGGCCGTCCTTTCGCTTTGCAAATGGCGGACACCGCTCGGGACCTTATTCGCTTCAAGAACTGTATGTGGATCAAGGCTCGGAATTCAGAGTTCTCCTCTGGCAAGATTCGTCGCAGTCCCACTGACAGAAAACTCGATCCTGTTGCAGGATATTTCATCCTGCCATTCGAAACACTTGAGTTCAAGACCAAGAACAATGGCGATCTCAAGAAAATCCAGCAGGTAATGCCTTCTGGCAAGCGAAGAGAATTCTTCGTGGATGATGTCATCCATTTCTACATGAATCGCAATCCGGGTTTTGCAATAGGCACTCCTGATCTGATCCCCGTTATTGATGATATCGAGTTACTTCGGCGAATTGAAGAGAATGTAGAGGAGCTGCTTGAGTCCAACCTCTATCCGTTGTTCCATTATCAGATTGGCTCTGATGAGATTCCAGAGAGGAAGGGCCCTGACGGCAGGTCTGAATCTGACATAATGAGAGGCATTGTCGAGTACATGCCTGCTGGCGGTATCTTCTTCTCGGATCATCGACACAACATCTCTGCTATTGGTTCAGAGGGTCGTGCTCTCCGTGTAGAAAGCTATTTGGATTACTTCAAGTCACGCTTGTTTGCTGGGCTTGGAATGTCTGGCATAGACTTTGGTGAAGGCAATACGAGTAATCGATCCACAGCAGATACGATGTCCAAGGGCGCTTTGCAAGACATAGAGGCTCTGCAGATTTACATGAAGATGTTCGTCGAGAAGGAGGTCATCCAAGAGCTGCTTCTCGAAGGCGGGTTCGGAATGGATGCATTCCTTCCCGAGAACAAAGTAGAAATTCAGTTTGGAATCATCAACAAGGAAGAACGTTCTCGTCTTGAGAATCAGGCAATACAGAAGTTCCTGAACAATGCGATTACTCATGAAGAGTTTCGCAAGGAGCTGGGGCTGCCCCCAATGACTGAAGAGGATCTGGAGAATACACACTTCAAGATGTACGAGGAGCCCATGGCCCTCATAAAAGCCAGTGCTCTTGGGCTTGCCGCTGGCGATGCCCTGGCCAAGGCCCCGACCTCGGCGGTAACGCAGGAAGGCCTGAACAAAGAAAACAAGAGGCAGAAGGAAGAAGCAAAAGCGAAAAATGCTCAGGGGCGTCCGCCTTCCAACTCTTCTACAAAAGCCCGTAACGCCAACTCCAATACTACCAGCCCTCGGAATCAGCATGGATCGAGAGGCTCTCAGAAGTTCAACAAGGATTTCTCTGAGAAAGATCTCTATACCGTATATCTTTCGAGTGGTGGTGAAGATACTTCGCTTCTGAACAACGTGATTCGTGAATTCAAGGTGGCACGAGCTGAATTCCATGGCATCGTGGCGAATAGAGTCGCCATTGCTGCCGTTGACAACGTTACCGTCAGGGACAGTCTCGATTGGCGCTGGCAGGGTCTGTGCGATAGGTTCTTCGCCAAGGCTTTCAATGCTGGAGTGATAGTTGGTGCTGAGTCTCTTGACTCCCTGTCACCCAAGGATCTCATTTGTACAGATGAGGCTTGTATACAAAAGTTGCTTACGAGTATAACCAATACTGACGAGGTCTTCCGCACGGAAGATATACCTCCATTTTCATAGAGGCATGCATGTCTAACAGTTACAAGTTTAATGATTGCATAAAGATTTTGGCTGACCGCAGGGTTGCTGATCTTGATCAAAAGCACAAGAATGCGATTATAGACAAAACCCAGAAGGGTGATAAGGCCCCTCGCGGATTGGTCATTGAATTAGACCTCACTCATTCTGCCCGTCGTATAAACAACAGGCTGTATTCGTATACTGGACAGAGAGATGGAATCTCTTCTCTCGTCGAGCCTACACCAAGACCCATTCTCAAGAACCATGATGACAGTGATGTAGATAACTGTATTGGTCGCTTCATCGGTGGCTCGTATGTAGATCTCGTCCCACACATTGGCAGCTTCTTCAGAGACCTTCGGTCTCTTCAGGCATTCCAACAGGACTATCTGAGCGATGATCCAGAGAAGATGTATGACGCCATGGAGCGAAATGGATTACTAACCAATCCGAAGTTCCCTGGTCTTGGAACGATGCGAGCGAAATTACGCATTACTGACAAAGAGGCAATCGAAAAGTTTTTGGATGAGCGATATCTAAACTTTTCTGCTTCACATGCCTCGGACAGATATACATGCAGTGTCTGCCATCAGGACTGGATCTCTGATGGGCCCTGCGAACACAGACCCGGAAGAATGTATGACGGAAAGTTCTGCGTCAACATCACTGGTGTCTGGAAGGTCAAAGAGGGTTCTGTTGTAGTCAACGGGGCTGACGACCTTGCCTATCCCCGCTCGATGAGTATCTCCGATGCTGTCGGGCTACCTGAATTTGTGTCTGATCCTGACTATTGGCAGATCGACAAAACTTCTATTTTCATGACTGATTCAACAATCCAAGACATGGAGCTTGACATGACCGTAAAACCCGAGGTGTTAGATCCTCGTGACTACACTCGCAAGCTCGTTGAAGGCACTGAAGAAGAAGCTATCAAAGAACACACTGATGCTCTCATGGGAGAGACTGTATTCGAAACTACTTATTTGATTCGAATTCATGACAGCCTCCATCATGCCTATGACTGGGAGCTGAGGTTTCGTCGTGAGGATGAAGACATGTGTCTTCCCTCGGATGTGTTCAAGCTTCACGCATGTCTTCACGATCTCGCTAACGAAAAAGACTTTAGAGGCAGTATCATCAACGGTATACTGGATGGCTTTGATGCCGAAGGTGCTGAAAGCGATGAATACAAGGTGAAGAAAGCCGCCTCTGATTCAAAAGAAGGTGCTGACGATGGAGAGACTAAAGAAATTCTGGATGCAGGTTCTGATCCTGCTGGCAAAGGTGCTTCCGCAAAAGTGGAAGACAAAGATCCTGATACTGGTAATAAGGCTGAAGACTCAGACGTAGATCCCAAACTGGTTGATGCTCTGTATGAGCTTCTCAAGGACAGACTTGAGGCTCAGCAGAAGCCTGCTGAGCTTAAAACCTTCGAGCCAGCTGTGGACGAAGAGCTCCAGAAAGACTATGCAGAAGCTCTCAGACAGGTTCAGGAACTAAAAGATCGCCTAAATTCAGTACTTGAATACGTCTCTGATGACAAATCCAAAGTTTTTTCAGAAGATTGTGAGAACAAACTTGAAGAAATGTGGGACTGGTTTGGTACCATTGGTTCTGAAGACAACTCAATTCTTGATAACGTAAACAAAGTAGACAATCCTTCCGAAGCCGGAGCAAGCGTCAAGTCTGAAGACTCAGGAGAAAAAGATCCTGAGAAGAAAGACGCCAGCACTCTGAGTAGATTCGACAGGAAAGTCTTTGATCAATTTCACAATCTAAAAGATTCTCAAGGTGAAGCAGCAGCAGAGGCCTACCTCAACAGTGTGCTCAAATATGTACCACGCGGCTTCCACCCTTCAAATTACAAACTCTCCGAAGGAGAATAACAAATGGCTGTTAGTCGATATTCTTCGGTGCTGAAGCGCCGTACTAACATTCTCGACAACATCACTCCTACCCCAGTGGTTCAGGATAACACTCGTGTTCCTGCTGGCGAATGGATGCCTGCTGCGTGGCTACCCATTGAATGGAGTTCGACTGTTAGCGAAGATTCTTTCGTAATGTCCAGTGGTAAGGTCGTCTCTCTTGATGCAGAAGAGAGAGTATGCCCCTCTGGTTACCGTCTCCGTACCACCATTGCCAGTACATTTCTCACTTATGCTACAGCTGATGTAAACGCTGGCGTAATTGACATCCGTACCGGCTCCACACTGCTTACCGCCGCAACCGGTGCTGTTGCTCCTGAAACAGTTGCCACTGCCCTTCTGGCTCGTGGTCTCGTTGAAGAGTCCAGCCTGGTCCTCGGGCACGACTACAGTGCTGCTACTCAAGGTGACGTCACTGCCGTGATCGAGGCTTTCATTAGCCATCCTGTCGGTATCCTTGTTGGCGACACTTATGTTTGGGCCGGTGACTGGCCCGACCTGACGATGTCCAACTATCAGAAGCAGCATCTCATTCAGTTTGTCACTGGCCTTCAGATGAAGGTTCCTCACCTCGCCGAAAGCACTGCTGCTACTTCTGCAGCTCTGAACGGTCTTGGTGCGTGGACTGCCGTTGGTGACGGTACCCAGTTCCCTGATGCTGATGCCGCTGGTGCCGAACTCTATGTGACCACCACTCAGCTTTCTGGTCTCCAGCGTTACAGCGGCGTGATTGCTGCTACTGACACTGTTACTGGCTATGCTCTCCAGAACGCTCCTGGCTGCAAGAACACTGATCGCACTCCACTGAGTGATTCTCTGGGTACTGCCCTGGTCAACGAGAAAACCTCAATTGCCTCGATCAGCTCTGCTGGTGATTATTACTGGGATGCCGAAGTTGGCATGCTGCTGCTCTTCACTGCTGCTGACGTTCAGTTCGCTGGTGCCACTACGGTAACTTACTACTACTATGATGGTGGCAGCGCTGCTGCTCACCGTATGATTCACCTTTGCGACGAAGCCCGTCCTGGTCAGCATGTTACCTATGATGACGACAGTAACTTCGTAGCAGTGGACATCACTCCTGGTTCTACCAATATGGGTGGTATTCTCGGACGTATTTACAAGATTATCGCAGAGCCTCGTGGCCTCCTTGATCGAGTAGAGACTGCTTGGAGCGCCTCTAACATGACTTCTGCTGAGCAGATGCCTGGTACCGCTACCAAGGGTTATACAGATCTCATCACCCGCTCTGGCGAGACGGTTGCTGATCAGATCGCTATCCTCAACATCAAGATCAACTAAGTTAGGAGTTCTCAATGTCTTTCAAGCTAGTTAAGAGTGGACGAACTCTCGATCTCCCCGGCGGCAAAGAGCAGGCAGCTCAATATTTGGCCGACATGATCAGCAATCGTGGCTATCTGCCCGATTCTTCTGAACGGGTAGAGTGGGAAGATTTCGCTGAAACTATCACCTCTCGCGACGTTATCACGACCAGTGAGATTACCCCCCTTCTGAATACCTCTCTGGAAATCATCATCCGTGAGCCTATTGAACCAATGCTGGTAATCACCAGCCTGTTCAATCGTGTCCAGTCCAAGGGCCTGAATACCAATATTCTGGCAGGCGCTCTCGGTGCTATCTATGCACAGGACGTCCAGGAGCATGGTACTTACCCGGAGGTTAGCTTCCAGATCGGCGGTGCTGTAAGCACTGCTTGGATCGGTAAGTCTGGTATCGCTGCCAAGTTCTCTGACGAAGCAATTCGTTACAGCACCTGGGATATCATGGCCATGAACCTGCGCCTCATGGGCGCTGCAATGGCTCGCCACAAGGAACAGAAGGCCGTAAACTTCCTCAGAAGTTTGGGCACCACTGTCTTTGACAACGCTACTCCAGCTGATTCTCTCTACGGTGTTTGCACCGGTCGCGGTATCGACATGCTTGCCAACGGTAGCATGGATATGGATGACCTGGTCAAGGCCTATGCTCACATGACTGAAGAGGGCTTCCCTCCAAGTACTCTGCTGGTTCACCCCATGACTTATCTCATGTGGCTCCGTGATCCTGTCATGCGCGTTATGATGCTGAACTTCGGCGGCGGGCAGTACTTCAATCCTTGGACTGGTAATACCGGCCCACAGAGCAATTGGAACAACGGTGCCATGGGCGCTATGGGCCCAAGTCGTGGTCACAAGCTGGTTCCTGGTGGCTCACCTTCTGGTGAGTCTGCAACAGCTCTTACCGGACGTAGCAATCAGGCCAACAGCACTCCTAACGTGCCTGGGTACTTCCCCTTCAGCCTCAACATCATGGCCTCTCCATTCGTACCTTACGATCCTGATACCGACCTGACTGATGTATATCTGCTCAGTGCCGGCAACGTTGGCTTCCATCTCGTAGATGAAGACCTCACCAACGTCCAGTGGCGTGATGAAGATATCGAAGCTATCAAGGTCAAGCTGCGTGAACGTTATGGCTTCGCTGTCGCTCACGAAGGCCAGGGCGTAGGCGTCTTCAAGAACGTCAAGGTCGACCGCAACTACTTCGATGGTTCGGTTCCTGCCCTCGGTATCGCCGCCAACGCTATCCCATCTGGTACTGCCGTAGTGTAATCGTTCTTTGTGATACAATCCAGGGCGAGGCATTTGAGCCTCGCCCTTTTTCGTGAGGACAAAGAATGGGTTGGTTTAAAGAAAGAATCGCAGACGCAGATCAGAACAATGCTTCTCAGCTGGATGCCGTTCGTGGCAGAATGCTAAACATACTCGATGTCGAAGTAGAAGATGAAGGAGAGTTCATTACTCTCGTTGGCTCTGTTGAGACTGAACCTGTCATTGAGGACAGCGAAGAATAGCGGAGGTTTTTGATGGCAACTCCTACTGTGCAGTCCGTTTATCCAAATGATGGGGCCACTGGTACGCCTATTCGAGCCGACATAGAAATTACTTTTGATGTCGGTGTAGATCTGTCACTGGCTAAGTCAAACATAGTCCTTTATGGAGCAGACACAGATAGAACTTCTGGTCCTGATAGCGCTTTGTGGATCGATGGAGACACTGGCAGAGATCCATATTTTCTCACGTCCCCAGGTCTCACTGGCTGGGTGCCTTGTAGTTATGAAACCATCTATGTAGAGACTGACGGTACCGTAGTAGATCCACAGCCAGAGTTCACGTCTCTGGCTCAAGAAGTTGCTTCTGGTTACTATCAAAAACTAGTGGTGACTCCTGATGCCCCGCTTGCTGCTGAGGTTGAGTATACTGCCTACATCATTGGAGACGCCGAGACTGGTACTGATACCGCAACAGGAAGCAGGACTGTTTTTGATGTTGATGATGCGGGAGCTACCAGCGTTACTGCTGGAATTGAAGTATATGGAGGATACTCTGGAGATGCAGCAGACACCATTCGTGTCAAGATCACTACATCTGGAGATATTGGCACTGCGAAATACAAGTGGTGGTATGCAGATACAGAATTAGAAGCAGATGCAAGGACGGGGAAGAGGACTTCCAGGAGGTTCCGCAAGCTGGAGGACGGTGTTCAGATTCGCTTTACTGGCTCTGGACTCATCGCTACTGATTATTACGACATCAAGGTCTATTCAGTAGATTATCTCGCGAGCTCATATAGCTTCTCTTTTACGACTGGTACGGGCTCTATTGAAGACGTCCCCAGTACTGCTTCAACTTCTGTCATCGGAACAGTCACGACTGTAGCGACCACTTATCTGGAAGTCGAAAGCATGACTCCAGAGGATGGTTCCTGGCACCAGACCTTTGGAGACAGGACTATAACCATTGTCTTTTCTGAGGACCTGGATGCGACAACTGTTACTGACGATACTGTTACGGTGTATGGGTATCCAGTCTCTGGAGACTTTGACGATGGGCCACTCACTACGAGCTTTGGCCCGTATGAAGAGTTGTTCAAGAAGCTCAGTATTTCTGACGACACTCTCACGATTGAGTTGTAGGAGTTGACATGGCTTTCATGAGAGACGCAGCCCCAGTCGGACAGACAGTAAGCCTACGAGCGATAATCAAGGACCCCACAGGAGAACCTGTGAGCCCGGACGGAGTCACTCTCACTCTTTATCTCTATGATGAAGACAATGAGACGACTGACCTCGATACAGCTATCGAGGACTCTGATTACACTGGCGCTACGCAGACTATTGCTTTCGCGTCCCTTACCGAGATCTCCACTGGGTTTTATGAATACCAGTGGGCTATTCCTGCTGGAACTGATGTGGGAACTTGGTATGATTTGTGGGTATGTGAAATTCAAGGAGTCGAAACTGCTGATTACTTTGAGATAGAAGTCATCGAGACAGGTGATATCGACGTTCAAGACATCTCAACCAATACACTGGTTATCATAGTTCTTTCTGAGACGATTGCTGCGGACTCTGGGAACACGCTCGAAGAGGAGACTCAGCTCTCGTTTTCCACGAGATACAGTCCCTACTATGCCTCTACAGATTTAGTAAGGTTAGAATGTGGTTCTTGGATAGATGGAATTCCAGGTGACACTCTGGCCTTGATGATTCACTGGTCGTCCTTGAGTGCGAATGCTTATTGTCCAGATTCTCCCGGCGGGAACTCACCCCGATTCGAGACAGCAAGAACCAAGTTCGTGATATTCGATGCAGCTCTCCGAGCTCTCATTCTGCCTGCCAATGTCGGCGGGAAAAAGAAAACTCTTGGTGACTTGATGATTGAAAACAGTTCTCAGTTTGGTGACATCATCGAAGAGCTAAAGTGGGAGAGATCTCAGTGGGCTCGTGTCATGAACGCTGGTGGTGAGATTGTTCCTGGCCAAAGTCTCGAACCCACTTTCGGTGTCAAGGGCATCAAAGATCCTGACCGACGTAAAACTGGTAGGAGCTGGGCCAAGACTCACGAATACTCTTATCCTCAGCCTCTGGCCAATGGGAAGGTTCGGTTGTCGAGCAGGAACCGTCGTTACAAGCGGGCTTACGTGTACGGGGGGTAAAGATGGTTTCTCGGACTCTGTTTCCCAGCGGAACTACTTATGCGCAGACTCGGGTTACTACTCATGGTAGGGAGATAGATCTTCGCCGGGAGTTTGACGAGATTGTATATGGCGGGCCAAGCTCAATTCCCCACGGAATGAAGCTATTGTTCAGAAAGATGAGGAGAGATACCTCCGACAATACTCTGGACTGCGACTGTGTGGATGCCCTTACGAAAGAGCCTGATACTGAAAACAGCTGTCCATTCTGTTTGGGGGAAGGGAAGTATTGGGACGAGGACTGGCTTATTGGTTTCGCGAGATACATCGGGGCAGATGGCGGAATGTCCAATCGCCAAAAGACCCTGTTCCCTGGCCCTATCAGAGTTGACTACAGAATCTTTTATCTCAGATACGACACGGACATTACTTATGCGGACAAGATTGTAGAGCTGCAGCTTGATACAGAAGGAGACCCGGTTGTACCATACAAAAGAGAAACAATCTATAAACCCCAGACAATCGTAAAATATCGTTCTGATTGGGGCCGGATTGAGTATATCGCAGTGTATTGCCGTGAAGAAGATGCCTTGAGGCCGGAGTAGTCAGTGAGTTCAGAAGAGTCCCATCTCCAAGAAGCTGTTCCAGAAGAACTGCTGGAGGCCAGCAATTTCCTTTCTTTGGTCATTGTCGAGGGGATGCAGGAGATTACCTCAGCTGAAATTCCAGTTACAATAAACTCTCCATTCACTCTTGACCTCAGTCGATTCATTCCAAACATAGTTCCACTTACACTGCCTACATTCTTTGAAAACGTCGCTGATATTATCTCTGATGCCCAAGATCGAGCGGGGCTGTCTTCCAGTAAGTTCATAGAACTGACAGAAGAGTATCCTCCCGATTCGTTTGGTCATGACGAAGATGAACGTATCTGTTTCAGAGTGCTGAGTCGACATCCAGCCAAAATGGACAGGAAGGCCACCGGTCGCCCTCAGAGGGGTTTCACTCACTACTATGAGTGTGTCCAGGGTAGGGACCCAAACAAGGTTCTTGTTATAGAATCTCGGCCTGTCGACCACAAGATCGAATTCACCTGCTGGGCCAAGTCCAATAAGCTTGCGAATGCTCGGGCTTTGTGGCTGGAGACTCTTCTGACAAATCATTCCTGGGCAAACAAGATCAAAGGAGCCGAAAGGTTCCATTGGGAAGGCCGAGGGGCAGATGGGTACATGACAAGCGGCGGACAAAAACTTTTTTACAGGCCACTGAACTTCTTTCTGAGATTTAGAGAGTTTGCAGTAAGAGCTGCTCCTATCATCAGGAACTTCGAGATCAAATATGGCCTACAAAACTATCTCGTAAACACTTCTACCTATGAAGAAGATTAATTCTTCGGAGGTCCAATATGGGTTATGAAAACATCCCTTCGGTGACAGCAGAGCTTCCTGATGGAAACCTGCGCACTTCCATGACCTCGAGTCAACCCCGAATTCTCATTCTTGGTGCAGCCGCCAGTGGTATTACCTATGAACTTTATCAGGTAACCAACGTCGGTGCAGCCGAAACTGAATTTGGCAAGACTTCCGAGATCATCAAGAAGATGCATGAAGTCATCAATCAGAATGCAGACAACGTTGCGCTAATGCGTATCGGTGGACAGCAGGGCGTTTGCCGCCTGACCACTGCTTCTGGTGGAACCGTCACTTTTTACACTCTTTACCGTGATGAAGATATCCTTGATCGCTATTCTCTCGTAATTACCAACGACGCAACCACTAACCGTTATCTTGTCTGGGACAACGAAGACAATGAATGGGTTTTCGACACTAACGAAATCAAGGTTATTGATGATGGTATCATCCGTATCGTAGAGAGCGGTACAGTCGATATCATGACTGTTGGTGACATCGATGCTCCTGACACTGCTGCTGACTCTCCAACACTTGGTGGCACGGATGTAATCATCGCTGGTGATGACTCAGAGGGGAACCTGGCCACCGTAGCTACTGTTGACGGTACTGACGGTACTTCGATGAGCATGATTCAGCGTTATGCTGCTCTGAACACTGCCTATCAGGTGATGGATTTCAGAGATGCAGATTATGTCATTCCTTGTGCGATTCACCTGGATGATGTGAACATCGTCGATAGTGGATCGGCCACGGAACAGTCTCTCTTCTGCTCTCCAGCTGTAACTGATACTTCTGCTAATGACCAGCTCTGGTACGTGTGGCAGTACATCTACCGTGGTAAGCTCTACACCTACTTCGTTGAAAGTGCAGATTTCTTCACTCAATATGCCACTGCTGCTGCTTCAGTAGGCACGGCTACTTCGACTACCCTTACTTATACAGCTGTTAAGAAAAGTGCTGAAGGTGATGCTATCACTGTCCAGCATATTCAAGCTGCCAGTACTTCTGTCACCACTACGGTCTCTGAGACTGGTGTCGCGATTGTACTTAATATCGATATTGTTGGTGGTGCTACTCAAGCTGATGCTATTCAGGCAGTCAATGCTGATCTCAATGCTTCTAAGTGGGTCACTGCTGCTACTTCTGCTGGTGCTGTCGTCCTGATTGCCGAGGTTGTTACTTGTGCTGCTGGTGCAGGCGAGTCTTTCACTACACATGCTGAGCTCACTGGTGATGCAGAGCCAGCTGGTGTACTCACCAAATTCGTCGCAGGTGCTGACGCTGAAATTCGCGAAGTCAACTTCGTGCATCAGCTTGGTTCTTTCTGCTACACGGCCTCTACCAACTGGAAGTCCATGATCGGCTTCGTGACAACCAAGCCCCCCAGCGCTTTTGATCGCTATACCGTAGCAACTTGGGTTGGCGAGACTCCCACTTATACTGACAATGGAACCATTGAGTATATCGATAGCTCTGCTGACAATGGCACTGGTCTTCTTGGGATCAAGTTCATGGCTGGCAAGGCTGGCGCTGCAAGTGATGGCTATCGTGATGGTCTGGTAACTGACGGCGATGCAAATGACAGTTACGCTTACGGTGGATTCATCCTGACTGACGGTGCTTCGCTTCCTAACGAGCTGCCTTATGGTATCAATGATAGTGACGAAGCTACTGATGTTAATGGTGAGCCAGTTGATCTCGGCAAGCATCTCTTCGTAACCTACGATTACTGGGTGCATAACAACAGCTACAATGGTGGGACCCGCTATCGCGGTTCTATCGAAGGTATGGTTGCTGGTAAGTATGCCGTAACTGATGTCCGCAGAGAGCCCATTGGCCCTTCTAACGGACTGATTACTGGTGGATCTCGTCCTTGTCATATCAAGTATCCTCAGATGAATGACCTGGCTGGCCTCAGAATGATTGGCCTGCGCAGAGAAGACAATGTTGGCTACATCCTCGTGAGTGCCCACACTGCTGCAAACCCAGATTCTGATTACACCAAGCTTTCTACCATCCGTAGCGTCAACCGCACTCTGAACAATGTTCGGACGATCTGCAAGCGCTACCTCGGTGAAGCATTCACTGCATCCGTACTTGCTTCCCTCAATCAGCAGATTGAAGCATACCTTCTTTCTGACAAGCAAGAGGGCTACAACAACGGTGCCGTACACTCGCTTTCCTACGACAACACTGATAGAATTCTTGGCAGATTGACAGTTTACGTCAAGATGGTACCCCCAGGCTCTATCGAGTCGATCAATGTTTCCCTATCACTCGCCGCAAGCGAAAGTGATCTCTAAGGAGTAACGAATGCCTACTTCCTCAGTGCAAATGTCCAGAACCTATACCAGCTTTTCTGGGGTTGACATCAAGGCAGTCGTAGATGGTGAGCCTATCGGGCAACTACAGGCGATTTCCTATGCAATCCAGCGTGAAAAAGCTCCCATCTATGTGATGGGTCGAGTCGAGCCTCTGAGCTTCTCTCGTGGTAAGCGAGGTATCGCTGGGACTCTCATCTCTCTGATGCTTGATGAGCACATGCTTCTGAGCACCCCATGGAACTATCGTGGTTTTGTCGCTGACAATGATGAGGTCTATCCCTCTGTTGCAGATGCGAATGACGTCTCTATTAGTTCAAGCTCTGGTGGTCTCGCCGACCTCGAAGAGGTTGACGGCGCATCCAGCTTTGATGCTTCGAATGTCTCTGGTAGTTTTACTCTCACCAATGCCTGGTATGTTGATCAGCTCCCTCCATTCGACGTTGCAATTGTTGCAGTGAATGAGTATGGCAAGGCTGCTCAGATGCGTATCTATGGTATTGAGATTCTCAATGAGGGCTCAGGGTTCTCTATTGATGACATAGTGATTGAAAATCAAATGACTTACGTTGCAAGATCTATATATCACTGGTCACCGATGGGAAGTTACAACATGTCTACCGGTGCCTTCACAAGCACTTAGAACCTGCCTTTTCGCAAGGAGCCATTTTTGTGGCTCCTTTTTTGTGTGTCCATCTTGGTATTACCTATGCATTTGTGATATATTATAGGAAGTCAACTTACTTGATTCTCTATAGAAGGATACACAATGAAGAAGATACCTGTTAATGACACCTACTTCTGCAAGCACTGCCAAGAAGAGAGGCCAGCTTCTGATTTCTATTCTCGGAACAAGTCTACATGCAAGAAGTGCATTGTCGCGAAAAAGAAAGCCCGTAGAACTTCTTGTCCAGTCGATGGCTGTGATGGGACTGTAGATCACCGCTCAAAGACGGGGTTATGTAAGCATCATACAAATCTTGCCTGGCACAATGGTGTTGATTATTCAGATCTCGAAGCTATAGCGAGGCTTCAGGTAAAGGAATACAAGTGCAGGGCTTGTGGAGTCAGGGTAAATTGTCAGTATGAATATTGTATGAGGTGCACTCAGATCAAACATCATTATCCTGAGTACTCTGATGAAGAGATTGCCATGCATGAAACAAGAGCTGTGAGAGTTAAGAAGCGCAAAGAGAAGAAGGCTGTATATGAATCTTACTTGGAAGAGAATGAGCTCCGGCTATGTCCGAGGTGCAAGAGTGAGAAGTCGAAAGAGGAGTGGTATAGTGATCAGAGTTATTGGTGTAAGGCCTGTTATCGTGAGGGGCAGAGGAACTATTATCATAGCTACTTGAAGCATGATCCTTGTCACAACATCCGGCATTCTTGCAAGAGAATGGTGTCCAAGGCTCTAAAAAGAGTTGGACACTCTAAAGCTGGGAAATCTTTCTTTGAGCATGTCCCCTATACAGTCCAGGAGCTTAAGACCCACCTTGAAACCCAGTTCACGCCAAAAATGTCTTGGGATAATTATGGTAGTTATTGGGTCATTGATCACATTGTCCCCCAGGCTGTCTTTAGTTATACTTCCATGGATTCTGCAATGTTCGAAGCCTGCTGGTCTCTCAAGAATTTACAGCCATTGGAACGAACTGAGAATAATAAAAAATCTTCTATCTTTAGAGGCAAACGCTGGAATTATGATCCCAGCCGATGGGAATAATCTTCAGCTCACTTTCCCTTCTTGCTTTTGCTACAATACGACTTGTACCATCTCTGTGAGGTAATTAGTGGCTTTCTCCAAGCGGTATAGATATTCATACTCTGGCGCTGACGTAAAGTGCTGGGCTTATTTTCCTCACTGGGCTGCGGGCTACCCAATACAGGAGAATTGGCAAGTCGATCCTCAGAGTATTGGTCAACAGCCAGCTCCAGCTCCGATAGAACTGGAAGCACTGCATACCATATCTGTCTCTATTCATGAGCCTCGTGGCCCCGCCAGAAGTCTTGGCTTCAGAAACGTGAAGGGCTTTGCTCGTTCTGTTCGGACGATAGCCGGCTCCATCATCATGACAATCATAGAGGACCATCCTCTATTGACAATGATGCGTAAAGATCGTGAGTATGCTGAATACCACATGAAGGCCTCAGGCAGAGATAGACGAATGTGGTCTGCTGACCTCGATATGTTTGGTGTGGGCAGTATGTTCAGTGCGAATGATCTCAGTGTTCGGCTTCCCACCATGCTTGCTCCATTCAATCTGTTTTCCAGGTATGTCTCTGAGTCTGGAGTATCAGTCGCAGATGACTTGGTAACCGTGGACACGCTGGTTGGGAAAGGGTCTGGCTTCCAGCAGAATGCAGGGATCGCTCATGGAGGCTGGCTGCTGTCTGGAGTAGAGCTCGTAGGCGAAGGTGTCACGACCTCTGTGAATGACATGGTCACTGAAGTGATGTATCAATTTGTTGCTCGGGACTACAAATCGTTCACTACTTCAGAAGCCGTAGTCAGCGGAAACATCACTAACTTCTTGTATGACCTGGACACTCCAGTGACAGTAGAAGAGAGTCTTCATGCGACCCTCATGGAAGCATTGGCGCTGCAAGAAGAACAGTCTTGGGCTCAACAGAGTGTATATGCTACTCCACCCGTAGAAGAGGGGCTGCCGTCTCGTGAACAGAAATACATACCGACTACCTCTCGTGGTGTGGGGATGATGTAATGAGTATTAAAGAATATGGATATGCCTATTTCTGCGGTGCCAATGCCGTGGTCTCCGTAAATGACTTCCCGGTTCTGGAAGCAGCGGGCATCTCTTACAACGTCATTGATTCTACTACCCCAGTATATGGGTACTCTTCCAAGCTGTTTGATGGTGTCGCTGCAGGTCAGGTTATCGTTCAGGGTTCGCTTGTCACGAATTTCGTGCATCATGACTATCTGTTCGAGTGTATAAGCTGGGGGCTATCTGGAAATCCCACTGTTGGCCAGGCCCAGTATCTTGAAGAACAGGGATTTACTCCTTACGACCCAATTGAGTATCAGAAGCTTACGGAGGATGGCATTCCGCTTTCTCAAGATGCGATTCGGAATGCCGAAGAACAGTTTTGGACTCTGCCTACTTTGAAGAAGGATACTGGATACGAACAACTCAGAAGCATGTCCCCTCTGGCTTTCTCGCCAATAAACATTAGCATTTCGTTCGGCAAACGTTATACAATCGATTTGCTTTCGGCTTTCTTCATTGGCAGAGGAAGTACCATCCAGATAGATGAAAACACAATAATGGAAGAATATCCATTTTTCGCTCGCCAGATGAAGACCAGATATCACAATGAAACGAGGTAGTTATACATGGCAGTTCGAGTAAGTAAGGTTGATGACAAAACGACAAGAATTGGTCGGGCTCTTGGAGCCAGAGAGACTCAGCTCCTTGAATCAAAGTCTCCCACAGGCGCCGACATTTGGGACAATCTCGATGATCTCAACGAAGAAGTTGAGGAATCACATGGAGCATTCTTGAAAAATAGCAAGCAGGAGAAAACAGTGAGCAGCCCAGTAGCCCGTCCTACAGGACGCAGAGTACCCAGAGCAGTGCAAGCCCAGAGAGAGCTTGCAGAAGAGATCCCCACACCAGCAGAGCCTGAAGAAGATTTTGATACCATGCTCAATAGTGTTGGCCAAAAGGAAGAGGCTCCTGGTGGAGTCTTCATGAATGAGGATGAGAGGAAGTCCAAGATCCTGGAATACTTGAACAAGCTTCCCAATGCTCCTTCCGCTGCTCAGATTGCTGAATGGAAAAGAAAGCGTGGTCAGAACGGAGTAAGTGTCATTGTCTTTGATGATGAGAACGTCTTTGTTTATACTTACCTTGATAATGCCCAGTGGCGAAAACTACAAGAGAAGATCCAGAAGCTGGCTGAACAGGGTGATAGAGACGCTGAAGATTTGCTCAAGGAGAAGGTCGTGAAGTTCTGTACCCTGTGGCCAGTGCTTCCAACAGAGTTCTTCTATACTTCTCGGGCCGGCATCCTGGAGAGTCTCTATAACGCCATTTGGACAGAGTCTTATTTCTTGCGTCCAGAACAAGTTCAGATGCTGACTGTACAGTTGTAGATGCTCGATATAAATGCAATCCTCGAAACTGCAGGGGGCATCTATCAGACCACTACTCCGGATGGTCACCAGACGTTCTCCTACAGACTCCTTTCCATGAAGGAGTATAGAGTTTTTGCAGCTTTGAGAGACGGCGGCATATTGCCGCCGCATGAGCTTTTCACACAAGTATTCGACAGATGTCACTTGGGCAGTTTTGTCCCCGATGCTACCAGGGCGGGAATGATCCCCTCTGTTGGCCAATGGATATTGTGGCTCTCTGGAGACTGTGAATCACAGACACTCAAACAAGACATTGACCACCTTAGAGAATTGCATCCAGCCGATTCTGTCAATGCATATCAGATGTCTATCATAACCTCTGTCTTCCCCTATAAGCTAAAAGAGATAGAGGCCTGGCCTCGTACAGAGTTCCATCGTCAGTTCGTAATTGCCGAGAATATCTTGGCGAAGCAAAACCCTGACTTCGAGCGATTCAATACTTCTCAGATTCTCTCACCCGAACAGGTCGAGAAGCTCAAGCAGAAGCAGAACCCTGCCAACATAGACTTTGCCGCCGAGAACATGTCGATTCGGAAGGGTATGGGCGCTGGTAACGTAGAGGATATGGAAACTGAAATGGGACAAAAGAGGGCACGGGTGAAAGCTTTGACTCGTGCTCAGGCAGCAAAAATGGATAGAATACGCCGAGGAGGTTAGTTTATGTCTCCAAAGCGTTGGGATTCCCAAGAGAACGTTCCGTGGAATCCTCCGAGTCATAGAGCTGGAAAGTTAGCTGTAGCCGCCGCCCTCACAGGCGGCGCTGGTTATGCTGCCATGAACTACCGGTTCTCCAGCGGTACGGCAATGGACTATGCCCATGCCGTCATCAGACACACTGGTAACGTCTCACCCTACTCTATCCTAAATACGTTCAGAGGCGCTCAGTGGCTCTCTCCCTGGCTTTCGACAGAAGCCCAGGGGCTGTCATCGGCGAAGGACCTAAAGCTGTCTGGGAGCCTCCCAGGGGCTCCAGGAGCACGCTATCATCACTGGGCAGAGGAGATGATTGGGGACGATGCCTCCAAGGAGTGGATTCGCAAGGTAGCTGGTAGTAAGAGATTCCAGCAAGCGGGCTTGGATGTCCAGCCTTTCGAGATGCTGTATTCGAGGGGTGGAAAAGATACCACTGGTGCTGGCTCACTCTGGGCAAGAGTTCGGGGCGGTGATGCCTGGCAGAAGCTATCTGGCAGTGTTTCGCTATTCGAGGCTACTCCTGTAGATCCCAAGATAGCAGCGACCAGAGGTATTCAGCAGGAGGCGATGAATCCCGCCCTTACTGGCATCTGGGATGCCATGGGGATGAGTGAGATCTGGGGCAAGAAGAGCTACGGCAAGTTCAGTCGTGCTTTCAGGACAGTCACTGAAGAAGGCAAGCCTGGAGGGATGTCCAAGTACGTTCCTATCCCTGCATTGCTTGGCAAAGACATTGATGGGTGGCAAGGAGTCCATAGGAGATTCTCCACATATGTAGGCGGGCCTCTGGCACAGGGCATGGGCCGTATGAATCGTCTGCTCGAACAGACGATGGACCAGTTACCGATACTCCGTAACGTGAACTATGCATTCGAGCAACAGTTCAAGACGGGTATGGGAGTTCAGCCAGGCCCTGCTTCGAAAATGTTTGCTCGCTTCGGAACACGAGCTGCTGCCGTTGGAGCCATCGGCGTTGGTGTCGCTCAAAGCGATTGGATTCGTAGACACTATGGTGTTGGTGGGCATCTTGCCGCGACGGGTCTTACGACTACGGCAATCACGTATGCTGCTCACAAGATGTTCAACAGAACTCCTCTGACCTTTGGAGTAGCTGCTGCTTCTGCTGTAGGCCAGTTGATTCTTCCAGGTTTCAGAGAAGGCTTGGTTCCCGGCGCGATAACGACTGCATCCAATCTTAGTATTGGCAAGTCGATGGTCGGATCTCTTACATTCATGAATACTTATAGGAGAACCCTTGAGGGGTTCTTGCCAGGTGCTTCTGATTGGAAGACTTCTGTACTGGCTGGTCTGGGTGTAGCTGGTTTCTCTTATATGGGCGGGTCCGCTGCGCTCATCAAGAAGCATGGTTATAGAGGAATAC